GACAGCTCGGTAATATTATTTGAAATATCGTAAAACTCACCATCATGAGCAACAATGCCCACGGTAAAATCCTGTAGCCCTGATGCTACATTACCTTTTAGATTATCTGTACTACTCATCTATAACCAATTGTGCTTGTCGACGTATTGCTTGTCGATGATACTGACGAGCCAGAAAATGTCGATGTACCTCGTGTTAACTGCTCAGCCGAGTCTCGGGTATTTTGTAGTTCGGCAGCCTCTCTCATCTCAAGTTCAAACTGATCGGCGACCTGACGAATAAACTCAGGACGAATGACCTTAAGTCTTGAATTCTCGTCGTTAATATCCGTCTCGACCTCTTCGATTGTAGTCGGTATTGCATTCTCTTCGTACCAAGGAACGCGATTACCGTCAGGATCCGTAAAGAATGCTGGCGCTTTATACGCGGGAATGACCGTCTCGACCTTAATTGAATCAAGTGTATCCTTGCCGATTACATAGTTTGTTCCGTCGCGCCAAATCTCTGTGTCGTCCCAAAGATTATCATTTACCTCGTTCCAAAGACCAGTAAGAAGAACCCAGACCTCCTCTGGATCTTCAAGAACATCAAATTCATCCATCGAGACAGGCTCAACATGCAGATACCGTAACGAAGGATACTTGCCAAGAATCCGATACACGTGATTAATGTCATACGCGACAATTTCACCAGGGATAAATTTGCCGACGAGGGAGTCAACTGGGTCAATAATCAGCGCGTCACCAGGATACTTGCTTTCGAGAAATTTTCTCAGCGCAGGAACACTTTTCGTCGAATCGCGCCATGTGTTTGTAATCCGATCATTCAGAATTGGAATTGTCCAGTAAAAGTCCGGAGTACCATATAACTGATTTGAAATTGTGTCGTATCGCTCGTCTGGTCGCGCATTATAGAATGTATAGAATGACGCGTCGTCCGCTGCTCTCGAAACGATGTCCGTATACTGTGAAAGCTCTGTGACCTTCTTACGGACATTCTCCGATAGCGCATAATCGCGTTTACGAAACTGAGTAAAATAAGTCATGGGACCTAGAATCCTTGATCAACAAGCTGGCGCGAGATTGGCTTCAGCTCGGTGAACGATAGTTCGAGTGTTGTCTGGACGGGCATTCCGTTATCACGAAAGAATGAAATCGAGTTAGGGTTATACGTCACATTGATTGAGGTACATGCGACCTCTGGAATCTTAATGATACCACCGCCGCCATTCTTATATGAAATTCTGAATGTGTCAGGAAAAATATATTCGGTTGCTGTCTCGACTGGATAAGCTGCTTCACGAAAGAATCGAATAATATTGGGAAGGTTATCAGCTTCGCCTTTGGTTTGTGGAATAAATGTAAACGAAAATGAAAACTCTCGGATCGACGGAGCCTTGAACATCATGAATTCACGAGGATTTGCAACACGACCACGATTACGAGAAAATACGGCGCCACCAGGGAGCGCGGCGGCAGCTCTTGTCGCAGCACCAGCAGCAGCTTCTCCTATATCGGCATTTACAATTTCTTCCGCACCAGCACCGCCGGACATAAGCTTATTAATGGCGGCACCGGCAAGACCTTCTTCCTGTGATTCGTATCCAAGAGAGTCGTTAATTGTGTGACCGGTAGGAAAATAAAGCGCAACAGAATTGCCGCCGCCAGCTCCAGCACCAGATGCAATAGGACCGCCCGGAAATGGAGGACCATCGTTTACCTGAACCTCTCGTGTGGATCTACCTCCGCGAGAATACTGTGGTCGTTGAGTAGAGAAAACAATCCACGGATCTGTTCCGCCGTCGAGGTCCTCTGGAAATCTAAGTGATGCCATATCCTATAAATACCGAATAAGTAACAATGAAGGGAACGAAACACATTCCGCTGGATCGACGCGAATACGTCAATTGCACATTGGAATTCAGAGGAATTAATTATACCCTATGTCTGCGAAACAGACAATAAGGTCCACCGCTATTATATGGATCTTTGGTTCCAGACTCGTGAGGGCAAGAATTATATAATAGAGATTAAACCGAAAGGACAGACAAAGCCACCAAAGACTCCCAAGAGAAAGACCCGTCGGTATATCAAGGAATCACTCACCTACGTCAAGAATCAATCCAAATGGAAAGCCGCATCAGAGTTTGCCCTTGACCGTGGTTGGACCTTTGAGGTCTGGACCGAGGATACACTAAAATCCTTGGGCATCAAGATCATCCGATAGTACTCCACCTGCCCACCGGCGGTTATTAGATTATACCATACTTTTTCTGTTCTGTAAACCCCCTCGTAGGTATATAAATAGTTCGAGAATTACGAACATTGAGGACTGAATGTCACTTTTCACCGAATTACAAGCTGCTGCCTTTCGCGAAGGTCTGAAATAAAATGGATCTGATCTCGGATGATCGGCTGACGCAACGTAATGCACCTCGCCCGGGTAAGATGTTCATGTATTTTTACGATCCGAAAACAAAGGCGACGCTGCCCTATTACGATACGTTCCCGCTGATCCTGTATGTTGAATCAGCTCCCGGTGGGTTTTATGGCCTCAATCTTCATTACTTGCCACCAGCACCACGCGCAAAGTTATTCGACGCGCTGCTTAATACAGCAAACAATAAGAAATTTAACGACTCGACAAGACTCAAGATTAATTACTCGATTCTAAAAAGTACGTCAAAATATTCTGCCTTCGCTCCATGTTTCAAGCATTATCTTTCTGGTTACGTCAAATCAAAAATTGTAGAGGTTGATGCACCAGAATGGCCAATCGCAATGTTTCTACCGACCGAGTCGTTCCGTAAGGCATCAACTTCGAAGGTCTGGTCGGACTCAAGGAAAATGATATGACCGTTCGCATTGACGATTTCAAGGCAGTATTTGATATTGCAGGATTTGCTCGGGCAAACCGTTATCAGGTTGAATTTCCTGATGCCGGAGAGGATCTTACTGTAATCTGTGATTCAATTACACTACCGGGTAGACAAATATTCACCGAGGAAGTCCTTACAAACATGAAGGCTCGAAAGGTTGCGTATACGTTTGGTCAAGAGGATGTGTCGGTGTCGTTTGTCCTAGGCAACGACTGGTATGCCTGGGATTATCTGTACGAATGGCAACAGCAGGTTGTTGGTAACATTGGAGCTGATCGTGGATTCTTTATAAATTATAAGGAGGACTACGCTCGGAACAATGTCATTATTCGACATCTTGATACACAGGATAAAGTTCGTAAGGCAGTCAAGCTGAAGAATGTTTATCCAACATCACTGAACGCAATCGAGTTAGGAAACTCAAATGAAAATGAAGTGATCCGTGTGTCAGCGGAACTTACATATGATAACTGGGAAATTACTGATAATTAAGGAGTTGCTATAAAATGGCATTACCAAAAATTGAATCGCCGAAATATGAACTGAAAATCCCTTCAACAGCAGAAAACGTGACGTATCGTCCGTATCTGGTAAAGGAAGAAAAGATCCTCATGATGGCGATGGAGTCGGATAACACGACTCAGATGATGAACGCGATTAAAGATGTTATTCGGTCATGCACCGAGAACTCTGTCGAGGTTGACAATCTTGCAATGTTTGATCTTGAATATATTTTTACTCAATTGCGATCAAAGTCCGTCGGTGAAACATCAACAATTTCTGTTTCTTGTAAAGAGTGTGAGACAAAGAACGACGTCGATATTGATCTTCAGAATGTTTATGTTAATATTCCAGAGACCGATACAAGCACCGTCGCACTGACCGATTCCATTTCCGTCAAACTGAGATACCCTTCGGTAAATCAGACTCTCAAATATCAGAGCGGAGGCAATAACAAGTCTGAGGTTGATCGCGTCTTTGATTTGGTTGTTGCATGTATTGATTCAATTTATACTGCTGACGAAATCTTTGATGCGTCGGAGCAGCCAGAATCTGAACTCAGAGAATTCATCGAATCACTGAATACAAAACAGTTTAACGAAATTAGTGGATTTATTGAAACAATACCAACAGCATCGATTGATGTATCATTTAAGTGTGCTTCATGCGGTGTGGACAATCAGTTCGACGTAAAAGGACTTGGTAATTTTTTCGGGTAGCCCTTTCTCATGATAATTTGGTCAATCATTATAAGGTCAACTTTTCAATGATGCAGCACCATAATTATAGCCTGGCTGAACTTGATAGTATGATTCCGTGGGAAAGGGAGATATATGTGGCACTTCTTGTGGACCATATTAAACAAGAAAACGAGAAGATGCGTAATCAAAAGGTAAACTGATCCATGGCAGACGCAACATTATCCGAAGTAGTGCAACAGCTTCGTGAAACAAACAAAGGGCTTGTGAATGTTTCCGAGAGCACTACCAACGAGAGGAGACTTAACGAGATTGCTCAGATGATCTCGAATGATCCGTCTCGCGATGCTGCAGCGGAAAAAATGGCACAGATCTCTGCTGAAATCAAAAAGCAGACACAGATGTCAACCAAGCGTCTGGCAAAAGTATCAGAGAAGTCAATTAATAATACACAAAAGATTACGCAAAAGGTTTCGTCTGATGTAAAACAGAAAACAAGCGAAACAATACAGGGCGTAAAGGATACCACCAAGAAAACAATCAAGAAAGCGCCGTCGATGGCAATTAGTGCCATTGATCCTGCCGCTGGACAAATCTTTGACACAGTAAGCGGTGCGGTGTCAAAATCATTTGGATATTTCAGATCACTCGGACAAGGATTAGGATCCGACGAGAGTGGGACAGAAGGCGAGAATCGTACGCCGGAAAAACTTGAAGAAAATAAAGAAGTGAACGAGTCAGGATTCCAAGGTCTTGAGAATGTAATTAATACAAACTTTAATCAACTTCTTGCATTTCTTCGTGGTGAATCACTTGACGATCTTGAACAGAAGCGTGAGGAAGCTCGTAATAATGAGGCAATGCTTGAGGCAATTCAAGGCATTAAATTACCAGAAACTGGAGCCGAGGAAGAGCAGGGCGGCCTTCTTCCAATGTTAACTGGCGGACTTGGAAGAATAGGTCCTCTTATTATTAAAGTTCTAAAGCCAGTGGCCGTGGCAATCGGTGTAATCGGCGGCCTTCTTTTGGCAACCAGGGATCAATTAAAGCTGATCGTAAAGGTATTCAGAGGCATCGGCAGTGCGGTCAGTAAGGTCGGAGGCTTATTTGCAAAAGTATTTTCACCACGAGCGGTCACTGGTACATTCTCAGGTATTGTTTCTATATTCAGAACCACGGTCGATGGTGTCCGGAGTACATTTGCCACACTATCGAATAGTGTAAAAGCAGCATTGCAACCAGTCAGAAGTGCCGTAACTTTTGTAAAAGGCTTGTTAGGTCCGCTGGACGGGCTTTCAAAAGGCTTTAGTTCTGTGACAAGATTTCTTTCACCACTGACAAATCTTGTCACCAGAACAGCGGGAATTGTGGCAAAACTTTTTGTCCCATTAAGACCCATACTGATTGCCTTTGAGACAATTAAAGGTGCGCTGGACGGCTTTAAGGAAGGCGGCATTTTAGGTGGATTACAGGGGGCTGTTACTGGATTCTTTAATGGTCTGATTGGTATACCTGCCGATCTTATCACGAACGCACTTGCTTGGGTTCTTGATAAATTCGGCTTTTCGAATGCTGCAGCCGCATTGAAAGAGTTTTCGTGGACTGATTTAATTAGTGATATTGTTGCACTACCGTATGATCTTGTACGAGGTGCATTTGATTGGATTAAGAATCTATTCGGCGGATTTAGTTTTGGTGATATGATCAGCGGTGCGCTTGATATCGGCAAGAATTTTCTACAATCTATGCTCCGTATGATTCTCCCTGATCCAGGTGGAGACTATGGCTTTGCCGATCCAAGGAAATATATTGCCAAGGCAATTCCGGATTCCATCTATGAATTTGCAGGAATGAATCCTGAAACCGGTGAACTTATGGAACCGGAAGGCGGCCCTGTTGAGTCCGGATCAGCACCAGCATCTGTATCTGCTGGATCTCAACTTGAACGCGAAGGTACTCAGCAGCGTGATGCTCAACGTGAACAGGCTGCTGCACGGACAGCTACCAATGGCGGCGGTGGTAACACGAATATTTCGACGAATGTCCAGAACAATCAGCAATCTATTATTCGGAATCGTCCGCCGGCCTCGTCCGAACCTGATAATGCATCCGATACAATGATGCTTGGTTGGGCGCCATAATAAAAAACCCCTCCGTTGCAGAGGGGTTTGATTCTTCCTAGACTGCCTTGGGCAATCTACCTGACCGTAACTCACACGTCGCGTAAGAATGATCTTTCTTGTACTCTACCCGTGTCCATGTTTGGAGAGCAGAATCTTTCGGTCTTTTTGGACTGATTGACACCGCTTCCATCAGGATACGGCCGATTGTATCTCCAGCCATATTAGTTCTCCTATTGATGTAAAACGATGCTTTTTAAGGCGAGCGCCCCTGTCTTTCCCAGGTGCCAGGTCCAGA